TTGCATTCTAGATATTGCCATAATTTTACCTTAATTCCTATGTTTACTTGGTTTTTGAGAACAAATCAAGAGGAGGCATTATAACTTTTACGTCTTGTGCCATTTCTTCAGGCTTATAACCCTTTGCTTCCCAGTCTTTTTTCTCTTTAAAAATCTCACCAGTTTCTTTGTGTCTGTAAGTTTCTTCTACTTTAGCATTATATACTTCCATTAGTCTATTTTCTCCTTTAATATATTAAGATAACTAATACCAAATACTACACCATCTGATACTGTGCCAGCCGTAGTGTAAGATAACACAGTTCCACCTTCTACAATTAAAGGTAAAGTTAATATCTCTACACTTGTAGCAGCTACTAATGTTTGTGTATTAACAATCTCAAATGCATTATTTTTAATGGTTACAGTAGGTGTATTAGAACCTGATTTATTTGTAACTCTTAATGATTTAACAATATAAGTTTCATTAACAGCTGGAGAAAGCATTGACACAGTCTCTGCGGCTGTTGTTGTTTTGCCGTAAAATTTATATTGGTTTACTACTGCCATTATTCCATAAAGAAACTTTTAGCTTCTATCTCCTGTTTGACTTCATCTTGAAACGTACTGTTTAATTTTGTAATAACTGAGTCAAGATCCCTAACTAAAGATTGTATATTTCTTTGACTGTATTCTGGTTCTGCTCTAGTTAATGATTCTACTATCTTTGCCATTATAAACTTGTTAACCCTCCTCTTCTAAACGGAGTTCCTGGTGTATCGTCAGTTCCTCCTCTGCTTACAGACCCTTCTATGTTTCCACCTTGATTTCCTCCACCACCTTGGTAATCAGATGTGCCTATGTTAGGGTCTTGGGATCCAAAAGGATTTTTTTTCTGTTGTATATCTTTTTTAACTTCGTCAAATGATTTACCATATGTTTCTTGATAATAGTCATCTGCTTTGTTTTGATCTAAATTTCTTAAACCTTGTAAAGCATATGATCTAAAGGAATTAGATCCTGGTTGCATAAAATTATTTCCAAATAAAGTACTGCCTACATTGTAGCCAAACTTATCTTTTATAAAACCATCGTTTCCTCTGTAAGCTCCATACATATCAATTCTATTTTGTGCGTATGGATCGTTAGGTATATTTCTCATTAAAAAACCTAATCCCGGAATACCCATGATACCGCCCATAATACTTCCCATAATAGGAGCACCGTATTTTTGAAAAGTATTTTTAATTGGTCCTGTAAGTCTATCATAATAACCTGCAATACCTGTTCTAGTTCCGTAAGGAGTATCAAACTCTGAGTCTTCTTCTATTGAACCAGTGTAACCATAGTCTTGTGGTAAAACATCAGATAATTGAATTTGTCCTGATGCTAGCTGATCTTCATAAATTTGTTCACCAATAGTCCTAGCCATTACCTTCTACCTCCTGGTGAAATGTCTAATCTAAATGTACCAAGTTTCCAGTCTTCATTAGTTGTAGTATTGGCAACTTTAATAGCAATAGATCTTGCTCGTAGTCGTGTGTCTTTTTTAGTTGTAGTAGAACTCACGTCAAAGTTTGTAGTAGTTGCAGAACTATTAGGATAGTTTCTTGTTACAAAACTAACTCTAGTATTACCTGTCTGTGAAATAAAATCTGGTATAAATCTCTGTATTCTCATAATGTATTCACCGTCACCTCTAAGATCTGGCATTCCCACAACAGCTCCAGTAGAAGCTCGTTTCTGTGTAATGTCAAAATCACCAGAAGTAATTGTACCTATAATAGCAGTTGTTACACCACCAGCATTAATTTGATCAGTCCCTGTTTCCTGTTGATAGTATATAGTAATACCGTCAGTGTTTCCAGTACAATCGCTAGCTGCATTATCTGTTGAATCATAAAAAGTTGCATGCGGTTTATCAAATACTGCAGAATCTTGCCACGCTGTTCTTGGTAAAGTACCTGTTGTCCATATAGGACGTTTAGGACTAGAGTCTAAGTAATTATAAGTAACCATTCTGTTAACAGAATCTGATGCAGATGTGCAATAGAACCAGCTTATCTCACCAAACAAATTATTTAACCCTGCATTAATAAGGTCTCTTGATACCGCATTAATATCATCATAAACATGATCTTCAACAAGACACGGCATAGATTTTAATTGACCATCGTAAGTAAAGAATCCATTCTCGGACATCCAATAAGCAGAACCATCAACTTCTATACATGCATTCTTACCAAACAATCCACAGTTAGTTCCTACTTGTTCAAATGAGAATGTAAATGGTTGGCCTACAAACTTCATAAGAAATAATGCAGTATCAGTCCATACATAAATTGCATCTCTACCTTTAATAGCTCCCATAATTTTAGAACCATCGGCAAGTCTTTGTGTGCCTGCAGTATTGTTTGCTTTGACTGTGTAAGAATCTGTTTCATCAATACTTTCTTGAGATGAAAATCTTATAAACATGTCGTCTTGAGTAGCAGTATTACCTACTGTAGTTTCTGTACCAAAAAATACTAAGTGTCTATCAGGTGTAGATACCAATACATGACGTGACGCTGTAGGTGCGTTAGGTAATAATGTTGCTCTAGTAGATGTAGCATTTCCAGCAGAAGCATCCCATTCAAAACATTGACCATTATAAATAAGTGCAATTAATTTTGTTCCATAGTTATCTAATACCCACATTCCAGGGTCGATAGTAAAGTCAGCATTAGACGGGTCGCCCCATGCAACATAATCTGATATATTTAAAACACTTGCTCCACCACTATGTGTTGCTTTTGTTGTTCCGTTAACTCCCCTTGCTCCTCCACTTAAAGTATTTGTAGAGGTATTATTACTTGTAAAACTTATATCTTCTGTACCAATTCTAATTTCTCCTGATGATGGAAATGCTGCAGTGTTTGCTAATACAACATCCGTTGTTACTAAATCTGTTATAGCTGTTGCTAATGTAGTTGTAGCTGCACCTAAAGCTGTTCCACCATATAGACCTGTACCCCAACCAAAACCTCCAAGTTGTTGTGCTGGCCCTACGTGGTAGTAACATAAAACAGACGTAGACCCTGTTGTGCTCATTGGTGTGCCGGTTTCCGTAGATCCCATTGTAATAGTAAAAGTTGTAGTCGTAGGTATGGCAGTTACCATAAATTTTTTATCTTCAAAATCTGCAGCATCAAAACTCGATGATGCAGGAATAGTTACACTGTCTAACATTACAATGTCTTTTTCTGCTAACCCATGTGTGCCTGTACAAGTAATTGTAATTATATTTTGATCTGATGTGCTTGTAAAATTAGCGCCTGTAAGTGTAGCTCTTATAGGGTGTATGTCATAATACGTACCCCCTGAGTACACATATAAAATTCTATTAGTTCCTATTGCTGAGTATTTAATACCAGCGTTATCATCCCATTGATGAATAGCTCTAGCTGCACCTGTTAGTTTATCTGCTCCTAGCTGTGTCCAACCACCAATTTTTTCTGGAGTGCCGTATCTAAACCTAACATTGTCGCCATCAAACCATTGTCCCTCGGCCCCGGTCTCTGTGACTTGTTTATTAAACCCAGGTACAAATCCTAATTTTTGTAACATATAACCTCATTCTTATACTATTTTACACCTGATGGTAGGCCTAGCTTAGCTCTTCCATCAAATCTATTTTTGTCAGCAAATGGGCCATTTACATGATTATAATGTAGAAATACTTGACCGCAAATGTTCCCGTCAAAAGGCTCTCGCCAATGTTCAAGTTCACAGCCACTATATACTAGCATGTCTCCTACTTCAAGCAAGACTTTTGTGCCTGCAGGAGCGTTTGGTTTTACAATATTTTGTCTTTCGTTAATAACATTATTAGCACCAGTACCATCTATAAATATAGGCCAAGAATCTCCTCCTAAATTAACTGTCGTAGATATTTCACAACTAGGTCTATCTTTATGTCGGTGTAAACAATCTCCTTTTTTATAGGCTCTAGCATAAGAATATGTTGGTATTAAATCTAAGTTAGTATGTTTTTTCATTACTGGTAACATTTTAACCATAAGCGTTTCCATAGCAAAATCACCATAACAAGAAAATGTATTAGGTATTTGCTCATCGGTCCATCCTCCAAGTATCGGGGACTGTGAGTGTATGTTATGTTCATACATATAACCTACTGCATCTCGTTTAAGTAAGAAGTAGTTTAATATAAAGTTAGCTAGATCGTAGGATACAGCATTCTTTATTACTTGATATTTATTAATTTGAAATGTCATACAAACATCGTCTTTTGTAAAAAGTTAAATGATACTGATATTCTTATATCATTAGAATCATTAGGATCAACACAATGCACTAACCAAGAAGGAAACATAATACATCTTCCAGCAATAGGTTCATAATGATTTTCTCTCCATAATCTTGGAGGTGATGTATTTGGATGATTGTATCTTTCTCTCATTTTAGGCCTACACATAGAAGCTGCTGCTCTTGGATCATCTATTTTTAAATGTCCTGAGTTCTTAGGGGCCTTAACATAATAGACACCAGACCACAAAGAATTAGGATGCAGATGAGCTCTATTCATTCCACCTGGAGGATTTACATTAGCCCACATATTACCTAAAAAAGGTTCTGAGTCTAAATGTTCTTCATCATAAATTTTATTTTGTGCCTCATGTAAAGCTTTTGTTAATCTTGCAAATTCTGGTTTTGTATGCATATCAGTTGTTGAATGCCAACCTTTTACATTTGTTCTATTTACTCCCTTATCTCGATTCATCCAATTCAATATATCTTTTTCTAATTGAATATTTAAATTTTGATCTTTTATATCTAAAATATAAATAGGTGTTGGAAAATGTAATTCTCTAATCATCTAAATGGTGTCCCACCAAACCACATAACTAAAGATTTTCTTATGCCACGTGTTACAGGTTTTACCCTGTGTCTTATAAAAGATGCAAAAAATACAGCCTGACCTTGTACTAATTTTACAGACTTACCTTCAGACATTAATTCTAAATCTCCACCTTCAAACTCTGATTCTGGTGATAGTAAACAAGTCATAGATATTTTTCTAATAGGTGGTTCGTGTGCACAGTTTACATCATTATCAACATGCCATTCATAAAACCCGCCTTCTGGATATTCTGTGTATTGTGCCATCTCAGTTATACCCATTCCATCAAAACCAAAATGATTACCATTAGTTTTTTTCATAATTTTTTCTATGTCTTTGTACATGTCAGTCATTTTTTTAAATGGTATCCAGCTTATATGCGAGGTTCTAACATTACTATCTACAGTTCCACCTTTTATACCTTTATCTGTATTTCCAATTTTACCGGTTCCAACTCCTGCGTCATTTCTAGGTTCTTCTCTACCGGCTTCTATAACCATTTTACATTGTTCAGGTGTAAAGATTGGTTGCATAGTTTGAACTATATAAGATTTCCATTTTGGTTCTGTTAACATATTAATATCCGTATTCTACCCATCCCGTTATTATATATTTGTCATTCGATAAAGGAGGGTTGCCTCTATGAACGTGTGTAAATTGTGATGGCCAAACTAATAATGTATTCTTCTCAGGTTTAAACCTACACTTCTGATATAAAAATTCTGTTTCCCCACCTTCTGCAACATCATTTAAATATAATGAAAAAGCTAGTATTCTATTTCTTGCTTTCATCTCTGCATTTTCGCAATGCCAAGTATGATAACCTTCTCCTACTTTAGTTTTTTGTATCTTAACTTCTAATATATTGTGTGTCGCTAATTTTTTTAAAAAAGAATATTTTTGAACATACAAAGGATACACATCTTTAAAAAACATATCTATAAACGGTTTGTTATTATAGGTCATTGCAACATTAGTATCTCTTATAGTATCTATAGCATTATCTGATACTAACATCTCATCTTCTCTTCTTGGATACACTGCACCTTGTTGCTCACACTTATTAAAATAATTTGTATAATCATCTATTAATTCATTAGGCATAAAATTTTTAAATAAACCTATATGATTATCTATGTAATATTGTTTATCCATTACGTAACGCCCCTGTTTTTAATTGGATCAAACTGTACATCACAGTTTGCAGCAAGAGTTCGTCTAGTTTCTGTCGTTCCATTAAACGGATACACACAGTGTCTCATATCATATGGAAAAATATAAAAATCTCTAAGATCCATGGGTGGTTGATAATCTATTTTAGCAAACTGGCCATTGGCTGCTCCTAATATTTGCAGTCTACCATTTTGTTGTACTTGTTCTGCAGAGTATTCTCTGCCATAAGTAGATGGCAACTTTAAAATCATTACAGATGATAGACCTGTAAACAACATACCCCTATGAATATGAGCCGGGTTATATTCGTGTTGTTTCATTTCATTAACCCAAATAGAATTTAAATGTGTTTCATATTCTCTAACTTTATTAAATGCTAAATAGTGTTTAAATATTTGCATAAAATAATTTGTAACATTTCTAGGCAACATATTATGATTTTTCATTTTAGTTTGATCAGCCCCATGATAAAATAATGAATGTTCATTCTCTATCTTACCTACTAGTTGACCATTTGCAGGTGCAAGGTTATGAAAATTTTGTTCATAGATTTGATTAATCGTACTAAATATATCAAGCGGTACTTGATACTTTAAAATAGATTGACCTAAAAATACAAAATCAAATTTAAGATTTTGGTTTTCCATGTTGTTCAAGTTTTTCTTTTTCTTTATAACTATTTTCTAATTCACCAGACTTTTTAATTCTTTGTAAAGATTGTAATTGACCCATTACATTAAATACTTCAGCCTCACTTGAATTTTGATTTAAAGTTTTTGCTTTCTCGTGATATTGCATACCATAAGATTCTAACTGATGTTGATTAACATCTTTGTCATTAAATGATCCATCGTTAAATTCACCTTTTAATTTAGACCACATTTTAATTTCTCTCATTCTATGTTTAGCAACTTTTTCCATAGAAGCCTTACCAAATATAGCTTCGTCTAAATCTATCTTATATTTAGTTGCTTTATATTCGTCTTCCTCTTTTTCAATTTTACCTTCTAACCATTTAATTTTTGCTTCGTTTCTTCTATAGTCAAATGATAATGTCATTAAGTTATCTAAGTATGATGATTGTTCTCTAACACACTGCCAATACTTTGATGCTTTAGTTGGATATCTGTTATCTTGTAGTACAGAAAATCTTGCTTCTGTTTCTGTTCGAAACATTTGTTTTTTAGTCCAAGTGTCTCTAAGCTCGTCTACCATACCTTTAAATGATGATAGATCTTCTTGTGTTAATAAATTATTTAAATGTGGTTCTTCACCTTGTATTACTTCTTTAACGTCTTTTTTCATATCTTTATCCTTTATAGTTAAGACTAATATATACTATATAAAATATATTACAAGTCTTATGAATCAGTAAATGTTCTTGTTTGAGCTACACCTGCACCTATAAATTCTTCAACAGTTGTTGTAATTCCACCGGCACCACCTGAACAAATTCCTGATCCATTATTTGCACACCCTGTTGACGATCCTCCAGTTCTTGCATTAGCTAGATTTCCTGTTTCAGTCCAACTAGAACCGTTCCAAGATTCTGTTTTAGAACCATTTGGAGCTTCTCCACCTATACATAATGCAGAAGTACTAGTTCCACAACTATAGTTATTTACATATCTTCTTGCAGTATTTATGTCAGCTTCCTCTGACCAGTTAGTTCCATTCCAAGATTCTGTTTGAGCAGTTGTTGTGTTTGGTCCTGTTACTCCAGCAAAAGATAATGCCCCTGCAAAAGTACCTGCAGAACCTCCAGTTTTTACACTATGATTTAAATCGTTTACTTCTGTCCAAGAAGAACCATTCCAATATTCAGTTGTTGTATCTGGTGGAGTTCCTCCCCATATAATTAATTCTTCATTGTCAGCTCCCGCAGCTCCTTGTGAAGGTTTACCTCCAGGTGCTGATGTAATAGTTGTCCAATTAGAACCATTCCAAGATTCCGTAACTCCTGATAGTTGATCTCCACCAGATGCTAACGCACTTGTATATGTGCCGCCACCTGCAACGAATGCTCTTTTAGTATTTAAATCGTTCATTTCAGTCCAAGCGGTATTATTCCATTGTTCCACATTAGCTATTGCTGTAGGTGCAGGAGGTGGTCCACCACCAAAAACTAAAGCAGCAGTTTTTATTCCAACACCACCTGCGTAACCTCTAGCAGTATTTAATGCAGTACCAGTAGACCAAGCTCCAGTTGATGTTGCTGCTTGACCTTTTAAAACATTAGAAGTTGTATTATACCAAACTTGTCCTTCAATAGGATTTGATGGATCGGTTGCTACCGCTTCAATTTGTGTTCCTCGTATTTCTTTGTATGTTGCCATAATTAATCCGTGCTTATTGTTTTAGTTACGTTTGATGTACCACTCCACTCTTCTGTTGCTCCTGTTTCTGATCCTGAGTTACCAGCAAAAACTAATCCATTAGTTGTTGTTCCTGATCTAGCACTTGATAAATTACTTCTAGCAGTATTTAAATCTGAAGTTTCTGCCCAACTTGCACCATTCCACTCTTCTGCAAGTGCAGAGTTTGATGGCGCAGCTCCACCAACTGCAAATGATGCTGTGCTTGTTCCAAACCCTGTTAAACTACTTCTTGCAGTATTTAAATCGTTAACTTCAGTCCAGTTAGTTCCATTAAATGATTCTGTTAAAGCTGAAAATCCAGGATCTAAATTACCACCAAAAGCTAACCCTGCAGTAGTTGAACCACTACCTGCTAATAAATATCTTCCTGTGTTTAAATCTCCAGTTTCAGTCCAGTTAGTTCCATTCCAAAGTTCTGTAACTGTTTGCATGGCTGGAGGAGGACCTTGTCCACCAAAAACTAATCCAGCAGTTACAGATCCTGATACTGATCCAACTTGTTCTCTTGCTTGGTTTGTGCTGTTTACTGTTGTCCAATTAGTTCCACCCCATTGTTCTGTAACACCTGAGTAACCCCCTGCATCACCAGTAGTTCTAATAGCTGCATTTTGTGTTGCTCCAAAACCAGTAGCTTTAATTAGTCCTGTGTTTAAATCATTTACTTCTGTCCAATTAGTTCCGTTATAAGTTTCTGTTAAAGTATCTGTTGGAGTTTGATCTGAACCAAACATTAAAGCCGATGTATAAGTTCCAGCTCCTAATTTTCCTGATCTAGCAGTATTTAAAGTTCCACCTGTAGACCAAGCACCGATTGGTGCGCCTGGACCTGTCCATTCTTCTGTTGCTGCTGAAAAGTCTGATGCGTATCCCCCAAAAACAAGAGTAGCAGTGTTAGTTCCTCCACCACCCGCACCATATCTAGCTGTGTTTAAATCGTTTTGTTCTGTCCAATTAGTTCCATTCCATAATTCTGTTACAGCTGTTACAGCTGGAGCTTCTCCTCCAGACGCTAAAGCATTTGTACTATCTGAACCTGTAACAGTAGGATTTTCTCTAGCTGTATTTAAATCATTTACTTCAGTCCAATTCGTTCCATTCCACAATTCTGTTGCAGCTTGTATACTTCCAGTTTTACCACCTCCAACTACAGCCGAGGTATATGATTGACCACTTCCTGTTATGTTTCTTCTAGCAGTGTTTAAATCATTTACTTCTGTCCAATTAGATCCATTCCATTGTTCTGTAAGTGCTACGTTTGTTGATGTGTATCCACCTGCATAAATTGCGTTATCTCTAACTCCTGCAGACCATCCTAATCTTCTAGCAGTTCCTACATCATTTACTTCAGTCCAGTTTGTTCCATTCCAAGATTCTACCTCTGCAGTATTGGCAGATGGTTCTTCACCAGATATAGCTAATGCAGATGTATTATCAGCTCCAACACCTCCTAGTCCACCTCTTATTTGATTTAAATCATTAACTTCAGTCCAACTAGATCCATTATAAAGTTCTGTTTGTGCTGTGCTTGGTGATCCACCAAAGTATAAAGCCGATGTCGTACTTCCTGCGCTACCTCCTATTGATCTAGCGGTATTTATGTTATTAGCAGTCCTCCACGAACCTGATGTTGTTGTATTAGGATATTGAAACTTTAAAACATTATCAGTATCGTTATACCACACCTCTCCCGTTATCGGATTATCGGGATTAGTCGTATAGTTCCGAATCTTTGTGCCATGTATTTCTTTATACTCAGCCATCTAAATTTTTACTCCTCCAATGTTATGTCAGCAGGTCTTGTGTTAGTCTCTACTGCTGGTGCTTTCTCAGCATCAGGTAAAGCATCCCACGCAGCTTGCGCTGCTTGAACCTCTGCATCAACAATCGCCTGTGCCTCGTCTTTTGTTTTAACAACACCTGCAACTTTAGCAATCCAAAGATTGCCGTGTTTGTTGTATGCAGGAACTTGCCAAACATTTCCAGGATAGCCAACAAACGTGATTCTTTGAGATTCAACGTGATCGATGAAACCCTTTCCCCAGTTTTCTGCTACACAGTATTGATATGTTTTTGCCATAGTTTTCTCCTTTTATTAATCTGTTAAAGTTTTTACCACATCTGAGCTAGAACTCCACTCTTCTGTTTGTCCTCCGACTGGTGGAGTTCCTCCAAAACCTAAAGCCGCTGTTGTTGTTCCTGCTCCTCCTAAACCATTTCTTCCAACATTTAAATCAGCAACCTCAACCCAGCTGGCACCATTCCAATCTTCTGTTACTCCAAGAGATGCTGGTGGATTTCCTCCAAAAGCTAAAGCTGCAGTATTAGTTCCTACTGCTGTTACACTATATCTTGCAGTGTTTAAATCGTTTACTTCAGTCCAGTTTGTGCCATTCCAAGATTCTACATGAGCACTAACATTAGGGTCAAAATCATAACCACCAACAGCTAATGCTGCAGTTTGAATTCCACAACCTCCAAGATTTATTCTAGCCGTATTCAAATCATTTACTTCAGTCCAAGCAGAACCATTCCATAATTCTGTTTTGCTTTGTGGTCTTGGACTAGCAGGTCCTATATCCCCACCAAAAGCTAAAGATGATGTATTGTCTGCTCCTGCTGCACCTGGTATTCTTCTAGCCGTATTTAAATCATTTACTTCAGTCCAGTTCGTTCCATTCCAAGACTCTGTTAATGCTGAAGTTGATGTTGCATCACTGTTTCCACCAAAAGCTAACGTAGAAGTTAATGTTCCTGAACCTCTTACAGCTTCTCTCCCAGTATTTAAATTATTTACTTCAGTCCAGTTTGATCCATTCCAAGTTTCTGTTTGATCTGCAAAATTATCTCCTGGAGGATAGTTTCCTCCAAAACCTAAAGCTGCTGTTTGTATTCCTGAACCCCCTAAATTATATCTTGCTGTGTTCATAGCATTAGCTGTAGACCAAGCACCGATTGGCTGGCCTGGGCCTATCCATTCTTCGGTTGCTGCTGTATCAGAAGGACTAGCAGGAGTACGACCTCCAAAACCTAATGCATTTGTATTATTACTTCCTTTAGTACCACCCAATGCTCGTCTAGCTGTACTCATATCTGTTGTTTCTGTCCAAGAAGTTCCATCCCAAAGTTCTGTTTTACCTGTATATGGAGAAGCATCTCCGCCATAAGCTAATGCTGAAGTTTGTATTCCAGAAACTGCTAATAATCTTCTTGCAGTATTCATATCATTAACTTCTGTCCAGTTTGTTCCATTAAAAGTTTCTGTTGCTCCTGTAAGTGGTGGTGTTCCACCAGCAACTATAGCTACTGTTGTAGTTCCAGATCCTCCTAATCCATTCCTTGCAGTATTTAAATCATTAACTTCTGTCCAGTTTGTTCCATTAAAAGTTTCTGTTGCTCCTGTTTCTCCAGGAACTGATGGAGCATTTCCTCCTGCTCCCCAACTAGCAGTTGATATACCACCACCAGCTAAGTCTAATCTAGCAGTATTCATATCATTAACTTCTGTCCAGTTTGTTCCATTAAAAGTTTCTGTTTTTCCTGTAGATCCAGGTGCAACAGGGGCTGATGTTGTTCCTCCAAATGCTACTGCTGCTGTTGTAGTTCCAGATCCTGCTAATCCTATTCTAGCTGTGTTTAAATTATTTACTTCGGTCCAAGAAGATCCATCATAAATTTCTGTGTTACCAGTATAGTTATTACTTGGATCTCCTCCACCAAAAGCTAAAGCTGCGGTATAAGTTCCTGCTCCCCCTAATCTAAGTCTTGCATCATTTAAACTACCACCCGTAGACCACGAACCAGCTGCTGTTACATTTGGATATTGATATTTGAAATCTTTGTTAGTGCTATCATACCAAAGCTCACCTTCCACGGCGCCTGGATAATTACCAGCGTAGTTGACGACTGCTGTCCCAACTGTCTCTTTATAGGTAGCCATAATTATTTAGCCTTTAACAACCAACCTTGAGTAGAGTCTGTAAAGACTAATGTGTTTGCGGCTCTTTCTACTGAAACTGTAAGATCTGCTTCTGCTCCATTAATTTTAGAACTATTTCTTCCAATAGTTAGAGCGTAAGTGTCAAAAGTACCCGCATAGTCTATAAACGAAACTTCATCTCCGATTGTTGGTGATGATGGTAGAGTTAAAGTAAACGATCCACTAGTTGTATTACAAAATACACCTTCACCAGCTGACGCTGTATAGTTTCCTGTTTTAACTGCTTGCCATGAGGTTCCACCTGCTTCTAGTTCTTCCCAAGACAATACTCCACCTGTTGTTGATTTTAAAACGTAACCGTTTCCTCCAGCTACCGCTGCGGGCCATGTTAAAGTATAAGACCCACTAACTGTTGCAGCCGACTTCTGACCTATATATGCACTATCATCACTATCTGCTAATCTTAGCTCTTTCTGAGAATTAATTGTTAATGCGGTTCCTGCTGTCCAAATTAAATCTGCATCTCCTGCAAATGATCCTGAACTATTAAACTGTACTTGTGTATCTGAACCACCTGGTAGTCCACCAAGAACAACTTCTTTAACGTCTGGATTTGTACCATCGTTAGCACTTGCTGAAAGAATTTTCCAACCTTTGTCAGTTGTTGCCCAAGTTACAGTATCACCTGAACCCGATACGTATTTAAATTGTACAGTGTATGCACCACTTGTATTGTTTAAAACAAAATAAGTATTTTCTACATCTAAAGGAATTGTTACAACTTTATTTCCTGTAATTGCTTGAGCAGATTCTGCTCCTAAAACTATAACTCTTGTTGCAAGAGTTGCACCTGTTGACCCATCTGATACAGCTAAAGCTGTTGTATTAGCTCCTGAACCTGCAGTGTTTAAAGTTTGAACTTTATAACCACCAGTTATCTGTTCAAAAAGATTTAAATTAGTATTTGTTTTTGTTCCCCATGTACCAGCGTTTTCACCAGTTGCCATTAGTTCAACACCAAGAGGTGTATAAGTTGAAGCCATAATTTTTTTCTCCTAAGCCACGTGCGTTACGTCTGTATACGATGTATTTCCTGATACGTCAACATCGGAATAACTCGCGCTATTTGTTTTATTAACATTACTATAACTTGTATTTCCATCAATATCAATATCTTGATATGATAAAGCTGCAATATTTCCTACACTAGAAATAGCCTCAACTCCAGTTAATCCTACAACATCTTCTGGAATTATTGTGCCAGTTGCTGCTGCAGCTGATACACCCGTTAAAGGTATTCCTATTTCTAGAGTTAAAGAACCTACCGTAGAAGTCGCAGCTTGACCTGTTAATCCTACAGAATCTGCTGGTGTAATAGAACCTACACTAGATGTAGCTTCTACTCCTACTAAACCTATTTCAATTGCATCAAGAACTATTCCACCAACTGTTGCTGTTGCAGATTGACCAGTTAAACCTATAGACATTTCTGTTGGAGAAATTTCTCCTACACTAGATGTTGCACTTACTCCTGTTGGTACAACCACACAATCTATAATATTTGTTAAACTACCAACACTAGATGTTGCACTTACCCCTGTTATGTCTATGAGTTCTTCTGGTACAACTGTTAATGATCCAACACTAGAACTTAATGTAGTTAATCCCGATAGTTGAACAAGTTTATTAAATGAATCTCCATAAGGTTCTTCACCCCAACCATTTCTACCCCAACCAACTAATGTCCCAGCATTATCAAAATCACCAAGTTGAGTCTGTGCTTGTTGACCTGTTGGAATTACAATAGATGTTAAATCTAAAGTAGGTGTGCCAAGGCTTGATGTAGTTGATAAACCTGTTAATGGAACTGCTATTTCTGTAGTAATAGAGCCAATAGAAGTTGTGGCTGATTGTCCTGATAATTGTACGGCGTATTCTACACCCCAACCAGAGTTGCCCCATTCTTGTCTACCCCAACCTTCTTCATTAAAAGCTTCTAAAGAACCTACTGTTGATGTTGTTAATTGTCCTGATAAAGTAACGGTAATATTATCGTCACCCCATTCGTTGGATCCCCAAGTATTATTACCCCAGGTTGATGACATAAG